CATACTGTTGGCTTGTTTGGGCCAGATTACACAAGTCTTTGCCCTGTAATTGATACCAATGTTACACATCACTATGCGGATGATGACGATGATACTACACAAACAGCAGCTTGAGTTTGTAGCTGATATGTTGGGGCGGTCAGTTAGCTGGCCGTCTCACCTTCATGTCTTTGCCGACGAGTTGAAACAAGCTAATCCCAACTTCAACAAAGATAAATTTATTCAACGTGCAACTAAGGCTTGGGAAGATCAACAGCCTTTAGTGGAGATGGACGATGACATACCTTACTGAGGAGTTAGAAACTTGCAACCAATGCTTGGGTGACGGGTACATCACAGTATCCCGACCAGTATCAATGTCGTTCAGTGTAGCCAGTGGTTACATTGATACGACTTCATTTGAATGTCGCAACTGTGCTGGCACAGGCGGTGTTCGCCAACAGGAGAACTACAATGAACAGTAACACTGACAGTTTACTTTTAATCAACAAGCACTTAGAACTTCTGGTTTCAGCCGAGGTGCAAAGACAATTAGTTGATTACAAAACAGACAATGTAATTGATCAAGACACTACTTTAACTAGCGCACAAAAAAGCGAAGTTGATACTATGATCCGTGATATAATTAATAATGAGTTAACAATATCAGCAGATCACATATAGATGACTAATTATCTTGAGACTTGGCCTGAGATTAAAGCAAGGCACAAGCGAGAGAAGATAGAGTTGCTGCAATCATTGTGTAATAATTATACTGTGGATGTAGCGGCTCGTATCTTAGATACTAAACAAGCAACCCTTAGAAGGTACGCTATAGATCATGGCGTTAAGTTTATAAGAAAGATACGCAATGGCAAATACAATTACGAATCACCGCATGAAGTTACTGTTAGCTGCAAAGATACTTGAAGTACGCAAGCAGATGATAACGACTAAAGCTCTTGCAGAAGTATCAAAGACAAGCAGACAATCAGCAGTGGATAAGCTACAGCGAATGCACCCCACTTACTTTAACCGCGAAGGTTTAGTATTTCATTCCAGTACAGGCAGAGTAATGGAGTATTCTTTGACAGAAAAAGCAAAGCAATTAATCAAGGAGCACTTGACCAAGTTTGCATAGTCGCAGTACTAGATAGCATGGATAGTTATTATGACATGCTAATTAAGAAAGCTGCGGAAGCTAATGTACCGTTAGCTAAAGCCTTCATCAAAGCTGGTGTACCTACTTCTACATACTACAGAACTCTCAATGGTTCAGAGTTAAGGTACAGTACAGCTAAGAAAGTATGGAGAATGCTAGAGTTATTAATGGGCGCACATCCTAATTACGACAAACGTAAACTTACCCCACCAAAATGAAACCTTACGACTACATAATAGGTGAACTTATTAGTAGGCGAAAAAACTTAAAGCTATCTCAAAATGATTTGGACTTTAAGATAGGATGTTCAGACGGGTTAGTGCAAAAGTGGGAGACACAGAAACGTATACCTAGTGGCTTTATGTTATCATGCTGGATTGATGCGTTAGACTGTGAGTTACAAATCAAACAAAGGTAAGTCAGCTTACTGCGATCACTGCGATCAAGAGTGTAGGTATTATGTAGCTATACTGTCGGGCAAGTATCCTAAGACGCATTGGTTTCTGTGCATGCCTTGCTATGAGGAGGACAAGTGGCAAACAAAAATAAAAACAAAGGGACTTACCATGAAAAATGGTTCGTTGAATGGCTTAAGTCAATCGGCGTTGAGTGCAAGCGAGTCCCCCTTAGTGGTGCGCTCGGTGGAGAATGGAGCGGAGACATTCACCTCACACTGGACGGACAAAGATGGTTGGTAGGTGAAGTTAAATACAGAGATAAGTCTAACTTCCCTAGTCCATTCACTGTCTTAGAAGGCAGAGACATAGCCTTTTACAAACGAAGAACGGGTAAACCTCAGACCTTAGTCATTATGTCAGGCGAAGAGTTTGAGAAAATTATACAAGGAGAATTGTTGCTATCAAAGTTTGAGAAAATTATAGAAGGAGAATAACATGGCAAGAAAGCCAAGGATTCCAGACTCAGAAGAATTTAAATTATTCTGGCAGTCATACCCAAGGAAGATAGGTAAAGGCACAGCACGTTTTGCTTTTAAGTACGCCTGTGAGATAGAGGATGCAGAAGTAATCATAGAGGCTGCACAAAAGTTTCAGTTGGTTAGCATCAACACAGACATACGCTTTATCCCTCATCCTACTACATGGCTAAGAGCAGAGCGATGGGAGGATGATCTATCCCACTTTGATAGCAACAATGACTCACGTCTTGATGACATACTCAATGCACAGTGGGATGATAATGTGTTTAGCTTGGAGGATAAACGCAATGGCACAACTTGATTATAACTATAGAACACAAGCCATAGGCAAGTGGTTGCAAGCTACACTCAAACGGTACACACCACCGCAAGGCATGACCAACGAAACTCTATTGCAAGAGATGAAGTTCATTGTGCAAGACGTGAATGGCATCATGCCCAATCATGTCAACGATGGCTTGATTGATTTGTTTTTAGAGAGAACAGACAGACAGGTACGCGCCATCCATGGAGCGCGTAACTGGCCGTCTGTCAAAGTGTTTGTCACTGCTGCCAAGTCTGCTGCTGATGAAACCAATCGTGCTGTAGCTACAGAAGGTAAGAGCGAGTGGGACTTTAATCCATTCACCGCCATAGAAAAAAGAATCAAAGCCAAAGACTATGTGCCAGTTGATTATCTATATGGTCGGCTATCACACGGCTTGGTTCATACAACTACAGTTACAGATGATGAACTAGATGAATACAGGTTTACCTACGAGACTAGATTAAGGGAGGAACAAGGTGACAAGACCGCCAATGCAACGATTGAAGAGCTTACCTTTAAGCACAACACGTTTAAACAGGATTGGCATATTAGAGAAGCGAGTGGAGAGACTGAATCACCTGATAGAAATGCAGATAGAAAGGGACGGTGGCAGAAAGCAAGACATGAGTATATCCCAATGGCGCAGCGAGTTGGTGCTGGTGCTTGAGGAATTATTTAAAATAGCTGTTGATGTTGCTGCACATATGCAGTACAAATAGCCTTGATAACAATGGAGAATGTTATGAAACGTACAGGATTTATAGGTGGGTCTGACTGTGTAAAAATTATGCAGGGAGATTGGTATGATCTATGGCAGATTAAGACGGGCAAGATACCTAGCCCTGATCTTAATGACAACCTTGCGGTACGCATGGGTAGTTACACTGAGTCATTCAACATGCAATGGTTTGAGGAAAACATGCCCAAGCGTGACACGAATGATTACCTAGTTCACAATCATCAATATGAGTATGAGCGCAATGTTGATGGCGTACCTATGAAGGGTACGATTGATGGCATGTGCCGCGGCTCTATTGTTGAGTGCAAGCATACCAATTCATACAACACTATGGATGCGTTGATTGAATACTACATGCCACAGTTGCAGTGTTACATGAAGCTGTCTGGCAAAGACGGATGCTTCCTCTCTGCTTTCTTTGGCAACAACAAGTGGGAGTGTTCACACATTGCATGGAGCGAGTCATACTTTAACCTTATGATGACTGCGATCAAACAGTTCTGGCATCATGTAGATACAGATACAGAGCCACTTGGCTACGATCAGCCAGAAACTATGAAGATAGATAACATACCTGTAGATGATATGATTAAGCGTGATGCCAATAGCGACAATCACTTTACATCTATAGCTCACGACTACATTGGCAACGAAGCCTATGCCAAATCGTTTGAGTTAGCCAAGAAAAGTCTCAAGCAAATGGTGGGAGATAATGAACGGGAAGTGTACTGTGACTTGTTAACTATACGCAGAGACAAACGAGGATCACTTAGAATATCAACACGCAAGGAGAATGCACATGGTTGAGAAAAGAAAACGCGGACGTCCAAGTAAAAAAGATCAAGAGCTTTTAGCTAAGAAAGTTAAAGCAAGACTTGAAGCAAAAGCAGCGCTTAATCAAAAGCGTGAGGGCGCTGTTAATCTACGGTATGTAGCTGAACGCCTTCGTGACATAAAAAATATGGACGAGGTAGAGGCATTCTACAAAGAGTGTGTCTACAATATTGGTATTAACACACTGCGTAATGGAGAAGCAGATGGATAACCTAGACATATGGAACAGGGTTGAACAATCAGATCCTAAGTTCCTAAAGCAAGTGAGCTTTGGCGCACGATCATTTACAGCTATTGATCCTATGTATCAGATACGCTGCGCTACTGCAGAGTTTGGCCCCATTGGTAAAGGGTGGGGCTGGATTAATCAAACAAGATTTATTGATCTATCCAACGGTGACAAGGCTGTAGTTGCAGACGTACAGGTATGGCACGGTGAGTTGGTCAATGCCTTTGGCCCCTTCACTGGGTGCCGTAAGTTCTTTGATGCAGCCAAGGGCAGACTTGCCGAGGATGCACCGAAGATGGCTGTCACTGACGGCCTAACCAAAGCCCTATCACACTTAGGGTTTAACGCTGACGTCTTCCTTGGGAAGATGGATGGCAACAAGTACGCCGCAGATAGCGGCAGCAAAACCGCTGGCAATAGCTGGTAAATACAGGAGCCAAAAGCATGGCAGAGTACGACAACACTAACTCAGGCGCAGCATTCAAACCATTTGATACGCAGCGCATGATACTACAGGGCAAGCTCAACAATCAGGGCAACGATAGTAAAATCGTACTTGTAGCAGATCAGACAAAAGCTGGCATGAAGATCATTGAGGTGTATCAAAAGCTAGGCGTTATGTTTGAGAACAATAAGAACGGCAACGAAAAAGCACCTGACTACTCAGGGCCAGTAGATGACACCAAATTAAAACTAGCAGGTTGGAAGAAGTCTAAGGATGGTGGCAACTATATGTCTCTCGCCCTCTCAGAGAGCCAACAGCAGCAAACTCAGAGTCTTGATAAGGCCAAGGTGCCTGAGATAGACTTTGACGATGAGATACCGCCGTTCTAATGGGCGTTGATCCACACTTTGATGGAGATGACTATGTGCATGAGCGTGACTTCAACAGGCTCATGCCACAGTTGCAGAAAGTAAAACAATACATGGAGGAAAATGATTGGGTTACGCTATCTGAGTTGAGCAATGCAACGGGCGCACCAGAGGCAAGTGCAAGCGCTGCATTGCGAGACTTACGAAAGAAGAAGTTTGGCTTTC